GCGCACGTTATGGATCAGCGGCGCAGAACAGTTTGCGTCCGTGAGATTCAGAAGTCACTAAGCCAATCCGTTAAGCGTTTGCTGGAGCTAAAGATTGAGCAGCTTGGCGTTCAGGATTATTTTGAGGTTCAGGAAGCGCAGATTAAATCACGGCATGGCGATGGACTAATCATATTCCAGGGGATGCAGAACCACACGGCAGATTCCATCAAGTCGCTAGAAGGTTATGACTGCGCTTGGGTGGAAGAATCGCAAACGCTATCGCAGCGCTCGCTCGACCTATTGCGTCCGACAATCCGTAAGCCAGACAGTGAGCTATGGTTCACATGGAACCCTCTGAACAGCAGCGACCCGATTGATATGCTGCTGCGAGGCCCAAGCCCACCGCCTGACGCTGTGGTTGCACAGGTAAACTATCGGGACAACCCTTGGTTCCCTGACGTTCTCAAAGCGGAAATGGAATACGATAGGGAGCGCGACCCTGACAAATACAAGCACGTTTGGCTAGGCAGCTACGCATCAAACAGCGAGGCTCGTGTATTCCGCAACTGGAAGATAGAAGACTTCGAGACGCCAGATGACGCAACGCATCGCTTCGGCGCTGACTGGGGATTTGCATCTGACCCGACTGTCCTAATCCGTTGCCATGTGGTTGGTCGCACAATCTATGTCGATCACGAAGCCTATCGCGTTGGCTGTGAGATTATGGACACGCCAGACCTTTTCTTCACCATTCCAGACTCTGAGAAGTGGCCCATCGTTGCTGATAGCGCCAGACCTGAAACAATCAGCCATATGCGTAAACATGGCTTCCCAAAGATTATGCCAGCAATCAAAGGGCCGAAGTCTGTAGAGGAAGGCGTTGAATGGTTGAAGTCATACGACATCGTTGTTCACCCTCGCTGCCAGCATACGATTGACGAATTAACGTGCTACAGTTATAAAACTGACCCCTTGACAGGACAAATCTTGCCAATCCTTGCGGATCGTGATAATCACCTTATAGATGCGCTACGTTATGCGTGCGAGGCCATACGTCGAGCAGTCCCTCCAAAGACTTTCGATGTGCAACCTTTGGCAACTGTGAGTAGGTGGTAAATGGCTCGATTGAATAAAGAACAACGGTTCGCAAACATCCATCAACAGGCGATGACGGAGTTCGATCGTGTTCAATCCTCAGTCCGTGATGAGCGCCTACAGTGCCTTCAGGACAGACGCTTCTATTCAATCGCTGGCGCACAATGGGAAGGCCCACTGGGTGACCAATACGAAAACAAGCCGCGCTTTGAGGTAAACAAGATCCACCTCAGCGTCATTCGTATCATCAACGAATATCGTAACAACCGCATCGCTGTAGACTTTGTAAGCAAAGATGGCGACACGGATGAAAAACTAGCTGAGACTTGCAATGGTCTCTATCGTGCAGACGAACGGGACAGCGGCGCAGAAGAAGCATATGACAACGCTTTTGAGGAAGCAGTCGGCGGTGGGATTGGTGCATGGCGCTTACGCACTGCATACGAAGATGATGAGAATGATGAGGATGATCGCCAACGCATCCGCATAGAGCCAATCTATGACGCTGATAGCTCCGTGTTCTTTGATATAGACGCAAAGCGCCAGGACAAAGCCGACGCTAAGTATTGCTTCGTTCTGTATTCCATGACCTATGACGCTTATAAAGCTGAATGGAATGATGACCCAACTACATGGCCTAAAGAGATTCACCAGTATGAATTTGACTGGGATACGCCTGACGTTGTGTTCGTCGCTGAATACTATCGTGTCGAGGAAACCCGCGAAACAGTCCGCATCTTCCTGACAATCCAAGGCGAAGAAGAACGCTACACGCAAGCAGACTTCGACGCGGATGAAACGCTAGAGGAAACTCTCGCTGCTGTTGGCACGGTCGAAGTGCGCCAGAAGCGCGTTAAGCGTAAGCGCGTCCGCAAGTATATCATGAGCGGTGGCGGCGTCCTCGACGACATGGGCTATATTGCTGGCAAGAACATTCCTATCGTGCCTGTCTATGGCAAGCGTTGGTTCGTTGACAACGTAGAGCGTTGCATGGGCCAAGTGCGTTTAGCGAAAGACCCGCAGCGACTAAAGAATATGCAGCTATCGAAGCTGGGCGAGATCAGTGCGCTTTCATCCGTTGAAAAGCCAATCCTGCTTCCTGAGCAAGTCTCTGGTCACCAAGTCATGTGGGCTGAAGATAACCTTCGCAACTATCCTTACCTCTTGGTCAATCCTATCACTGGCCCTAATGGTGAGACACAAGCTGCTGGGCCTGTTGCCTACACCAAGTCGCCACAGATTCCGCCTGCAATGGCTGCACTATTGCAGATCACTGAGCAAGACATGGCTGAGATACTGGGTAACAACCAGCAATCAGACAAAATGGTTAGCAATATCAGCGGCAAGGCTGTTGAGCTAATCCAGACCCGCTTGGATATGCAGACGTTCATCTACATGAGCAACATGGCTAAGGCTGTGCGTCGCTGCGGTGAGATATGGCTGTCAATGGCTAAAGACATCTACGTTGAAGAAAAGCGCAAGATGAAGACGGTCGGCTCTATGGAGGAAGTTGGTTCGATCGAACTGATGAAGCCACAGATCGACGAAGAAACTGGCGAACTGATTTACGAGAACAACTTGGCTGACGCTATATTTGATGTCGCTGTAGATGTTGGCCCATCGTTCAGCAGCCGTCGTGACGCTACAGTCCGTGCGCTTACAGGCATGATGCAAGTTACCACTGATCCGACAACCCAACAGGTTCTGCAAGCTATGGCTATCATGAACATGGAAGGCGAAGGCATTGGCGACATCAAGGAATATTTCCGTAAGCAGCTAGTCCAGATGGGCGTTGTCAAGCCAACGGAAGAAGAACAGCAGCAGATGATGGAAGCGCAAGCAAACGTGCAGCCAGACGCACAGACTGCCTACCTGATGGCTGAAGCTACTAAGGCTCAAGCACTTGCTGTTAAAGCGCAGGCTGATACTGAATACACCTTGGCACGATCGGAAGAAACGAAAGCCAAGACAGCAGAGACCATCTCAAACATCGACATTGACCAGCGCAAGTCGGCGATTGAGACGGCTGAAAAGATTGGGGCTGCAATACAGCCGCAAACGAATGTGGTTCCACCCTCCACACAATTTGGGTGAGTTAATGGGGTTAAAACATGAAAACGGCAGAACAGGATAACGACGACAACATCGACACAATCGACATCGACACAGACTTCAATGAGCAATCGGATGATGAGACCAATTCCATCGACGATGAACCAGAAGACGAAGATGACGAAGATGAAGTCGTAATATCTATCGGAGAGGAATCGCCACCTCAAGATGAAGAAGTTCGTGCGCCTGCTTGGGTGCGTGAATTGCGTAAATCAAATCGGGAAAAAGAGCGGAAGATACGTGAGCTTGAAGCAAAGCTAAATACGACAGCAACTGAGACCAAGCCGGTTGCACTAGTATCTAAGCCAACGCTTGAAAGCTGCGACTATGATTCCGACGAGTACGAACAAAAGCTTGCTGACTGGTATGAGCATAAACGCGAATACGATGCAGCCGAAGCCAATGTTGCAGCCCAGCGAGATGCTGAAGCTAAGGCATGGCAGGACAAGCTTGATTCCTATGCGAAGGCGAAGGCCTCGTTAAAGGTGCGGGACTATGACGAAGCTGAAGCCACGGCTTTAGATACGTTTGACGTAACGCAACAAGGGATAGTTCTACAAGGCTCTGATAACCCTGCTTTGCTTATCTACGCAATCGGCAAAAGCACCAAGCGAGCTAAGGAACTTGCAGCAATCACCGACCCCGTGAAGTTTGCCTTTGCGGTAGCAAAACTGGAGACTCAGTTGAAAGTAACGAACCGTAGGGCAACAACCGCGCCAGAACGTACAATCACCACAAGCGGTGGGCGTGTGTCTGGCTCCATTGATTCACAACTTGAACGCTTACGCGCCGAAGCTCTTAAGACCGGAGACTTGTCAAAGGTCATGGAATATAAGCGTCGTAAGAAATAAACCTAATTTAGAAAGAATAGGGAATTAAATATGGCTAACGCTTTTTCGAAAGAAGAAATTGTTGCTTTTGAGGATATCCTTGAAGGCTTCAACGATGCTTTGATCCTGTCAAAGAACATCAACGTATACAACACCAACGGCGTAACGATGGAGCGCGCACGCGACACCATCTGGCGTCCACAACCTTACATCGCTCAGTCGTTCGACCGTACTGTTGGCACTTCGATTGCCTCCGACGTTTCGACAATGACTCAGCTTTCTGTTCCATCGACTCTCGGTTTCAACAAGTGCTCTGCTTGGCAGATGAACGCACTGGAACTGCGTGACGCGTTGCAGGAAGGTCGTCTCGGCGATTCCGCAAAGCAAAAGCTTGCATCTGACATCAACCTTTCCGTTATGGATTTGGCTGCTGCTCAGGGTACGCTTGTTGTTCCAGTTGCAACTGCTGCTGGCGATTATGATGACGTTGCTCTTTGCGACAGCATCATGAACGAACAGGGCGTTATGGCTGGCGATCGCTACCTCGCATTGTCGAGCCGCGATTACAACGGCATGGCAGGCAACTTGGCAGTAGCGACTCGCTCGTTCACTGGCAACAAGTCGGCTAACGCATACGAGCGTTCGTTCGTTGGTGAAGTTGCAAGCTTCTCCACCTACAAGCTCGACTATGCTAACCGTTGCGCTGCAAACTCGGCAACTGTCACCATCAACACCACTGGCGCTCAAGCTCAGTATGTTCCACAGGCGACAACCACTTCGACTGGCGGCATCCTGAACGTTGATAACCGTTATCAAACTGTCACTGTATCATCGT